GGCTGCCAAAATGTTTGGTGGCTATTTCAACTACACATTCAATCCTGTGACCAAGAAGTTGCAGTTGATCAGAGACCCCAAAAACACCGGCGAAGCAGTGCTGATCTGGACCTACAATCTCAAGCCAGAAATCAATCTGCTCAGTGATTTTCAAATACAACAGTGGATCAAAGACTACATGGTGGCCACTTGCAAGATCATCATTGGCGAAGCACGTGAAAAATTTGGCACCATTGCTGGCCCCCAAGGTGGCGGCACACTCAACGGCACTGCTATGAAAGCCGAAGGCAAAACTGCACAGGATGAGTTGATTGGCCAACTGGTCAATTACGTCGATGCATCACAACCGCTGACTTGGGTCATTGGCTGATTGACCATTGAGAACATTTTTGCTACAATAGCAAAATGGACCTCATGATTGACCTCGAAGGCCTGGGCACAGGCCCAGACACCACTATCCTTACCATTGCTGCCCAGGCATTTGATCCCATGGGCACGGGCCATTACGCTCAGTGCTACTATGCTCGTGTGACCTTGGAAAGCCAGGAAAATCGCAGTATTGAACAAGGTACAATTGATTGGTGGGCCACACAACCTGCTGTGGTGCGTGATGAAGCCTTTGCCGAAGATGGGCGTATTCCGCTTGATCAGGCACTGGACGAGCTGGGCCGGCTGATTTGGCGCAGTCAACGTATCTGGGCTCAGGGACCTACATACGACATGAACATTCTTGAACATGCCTACAAAAGCTATCACAAACCCCTGCCCTGGAAATACTACATGGTGAGAGACAGCCGCACTGTGTTTTCGCTGTGGCCTGATCAACCGATTCCACCTACCACTCACCATGCCTTGGAAGACTGCCGCAGACAAATAGGCATGCTGCAAAACACACTTAAATACCTCAACGTGAGGGAGCTAAAATGATCATAGGAATCTGCGGATTTATTGGTTCAGGCAAAGATACTATTGCTGATTATCTTGTAAATTTACATCATTTTAGACGAGAAAGTTTTGCCAACAGCCTCAAAGACGCTGTGGCCCAAGTATTTGGCTGGGACAGAACTCTACTGGAAGGACGTACCAAGCAGGCTCGTGAATGGAGAGAAGTGCGTGATGACTGGTGGAGTAATCGTTTGGGTATGGAAATCACTCCACGCTGGATATTGCAGCAATGGGGCACAGAAGTTTGCCGTCGATCTTTTCATGACGATATCTGGATTGCCAGCCTTGAGAACAAACTGCGCAACAGTGAAGATGATGTGGTGATCAGCGATTGTAGATTTCCCAATGAAATCCGTGCTATCAAAGCAGCCGGAGGCAAAGTCATTAGAGTAGTGCGCGGCCCTGAGCCTGAATGGTATCAAGATGCTGCAAATGCCAATGCTGGCAGGGGCAACATGAGTTGGATGATCAGTCGCGAGCGACTCAAAACGCTGGGCATTCACGCATCAGAAACTGCCTGGGTTGGCACAGACTTTGATGCAGTGTTAGACAACAATGCTACACTGGATCATCTATATCAACAGGTCAAGCAGCTGGTCATAGATCCGGTTCAAGATCACCACGACGCCAAGGCAAATCAGTCTTAGTAAGTTCAACTTCGCAGTTCCTGCACACTGACTTTAGATTTTTTGCGGCAGCATTGTTGAGATTGCCGTCTATGTGATAGACCATGATTTGAGCCACATGCTTGGCTCTGAATCCACAACGGTCGCAGGTCATTTTCTTTTTGTAGCCCGAAGCTTGCCATTTAGGTACAAAAGGTTTCGGGTTTTTCTTTTTCTTTAAGCATGCATCGCATTTTGTTCGGTAATGCTTTATGTCATCCTTAACATAGTTAACAGCCACGGGTCTCTGATGACAAACACAACACAACGATCTTTTTGTTTGTTTAGCCACGGTTTTTGTCCTCAGCCCAGATGATCGTCTAGCAGTGTTGTAGTACTCACTGCTGTTTGCAGCATCTAATAGATCAAGATAGTAGTTCTCTCGGTCTTTGATCTTTGATGCATCTTCGATGTACTCTAAAATTTTTCTTTCAAAATTTATGAGCCCAAATTTTCTTAAATCATCTCTAAATTTTTTGCCGCCGCCGATGTACCCGTCGTCCTCTTGCCCGGTGTGTGCTCCTATATACTTCATGTTATTAAGTTTGTTGGTCCATTCATAGATGAATCCTTGGTATGTAGACATAATAATTTCCTAAACCTTTACAAAGGTATTTATCATCCACTGTTTTTTCACTGTTTCAATAAATATTAGAACTTGAAAAGGACTCAACCATGGCTCTACTATCACCTGGCGTACAAGTAACAGTAATTGACGAAAGTCAATATATTTCATCAGCTGTAAACACAGTTCCCTACTTTTTGATTGCCACTGCGCAAAACAAAGTATCAGGCGCTGGTACTCTGGTGGCAGCTGGAACTTTGGCGGCCAATGCCAACAAAACTTATTTAATTACCAGTCAGCGAGATTTGGCAGCCACTTTTGGTGTGCCTTTCTTCTACAATACCACAGCAGGTACACCAATCAATGGTTACGAGCTCAATGAGTATGGATTGCTGGCAGCATACAGTGCTTTGGGTATCACCAATCGTGCCTATGTGCAGCGTGTGGACATTGACCTCACTGAACTCACAGCTTCTTTGAGTCGCCCAGTGGGCATACCCGCTGACGGCACTTGGTGGTTAGATACCAGCACCACTGTGTGGGGCATTCAAGAATGGAATGCTAGCACCAACAGTTTCACTGTGCTTACTCCCACAGTGTACAACAGCACCACTGATGTGGTAGATGCCGATGGTGGCGATTTTACTCCATTACAGAGTCTTGGCAGCATTGGCGACTATGCCATTGTTGCTCTTGACAACACAGAAGATAATCACATTAATGGCTGGTATAAAAACAGCAGCAATATCTGGGTTCAGGTGGGCACTGCTGCATGGCAAGTGTCGTGGCCTACCATCACTGGCACTGGAACTCCTGGTTCGTTGACCCCAGGCAACTCTATTTCTATCAACGACACAATTTGTACAGTGGGTGCTGGTGGCACTGCGGCCACAGTAGCTGGTTTTGCAACAGCCATCAATAATGCTGCTATTACTGGTGTTACTGCCGCATCAGTGAGCGGTAAGTTGTATATCTATGCCGATGAATCAGCCACCAATGACGGCAGCACAGCTACAGAAGGTATTGTCAGCATCGAAGCTGGTTCAGGTGGCACTGCACTGTTGGCAGCATTGGGAATAGAAGCCAAAGAATACTACACTCCAATATACTTTGCGTCTTACAGTTATCAAGCTCCGCGTTGGAGTTCTACACAACTTCAACCACGCCCCACTGGCAGTGTGTGGAACAATATCAGCGCAGTCAACAACGGTCTCAGTGTTAAAATTAAACAATTTAACACAGTTTTAGGAGATTGGGTAACTGTGGACTGCCCTGCATATCCAGGCGAAGCTGCGTACATTGCTGCCAAAGACCCCACTGGTGGCGGCAAAAACATTCCAGTTGGCTCAGTTTTTGTACAGCCTAATGTTGAAACTGGTCAAGTTGCTCCATTGCAAAGCCTGGCATTTGAAATCTATGAAAGAATTGCTCTGGGCGCAATGGTTGTCACAGGAACCACTGTGCCCACTGGCACAGCGTTCACTGTAGGCAACAGTTTTACAATCAGCAGTACCCAGCCAGGTAGTACAGTGGTCAATAACACTGGTACAGTGACCATTGGTGGCACAGGCACGGTGTCTGATTTCTTGGCTGCTGTTTCGGCTGCCAATGTTCCATATGTCAGTGCCAGTGTAAACAGTGCTGGCAACATTGTGTTTACCCAAAGCACAGGTGGCCCAATATCATTTCTCAATGTGTCAGGCAATGCGTTGGCCACTGCAGGTATCACAGTGAACACACCCAAATGTCGTCTGAGTGCTGATGGAGTTAGTGTTTTGGCCAGTAACTTTGTTACTTCACCATTGTTTACTTACATCTCTAGTCCAACATCACCTGATACCAATCCAGACAATGGTCGTCTGTGGTACTACAGCTCAGTTGATCAAGTTGACATCATGATTCAAAACAATGGTGCTTGGGTGGGTTATCAAAACGTTAGCAACGATGTTCGTGGTTATGATCTCACACTGTGCAATGCCACTGGACCAATCATCGCAGCCACAGCTCCAACCACGCAAACTGATTCAGCTCTGAGTCCACTGCAATATGGTGATCTTTGGGTAGACAGCAGTGATCTAGAAAACTATCCAAGCCTGTATCGTTGGGAATCAGTGAGCGGCACAGATCAATGGGTGGCCATTGACACTGCTGATGCTGTGACACAAAACGGTATCTACTTTGCTGATGCACGTTGGGCAGCCAGCGGCGCAGTGGATCCTGCTGCTGGTGAAATTGCTACCATTGAAAGTTTGCTGACCAGCAACTATTTGGACCTTGATGCGCCTTCTGCAGCCCTTTATCCACAGGGCATGCTGTTGTGGAACACACGTCGCTCAGGATACAACATCAAGCGATTCACAACCAATTATTTTACTTCTGCCAACTATCCTGATGCACCAGCATATAACCCTGCTTCTCCAGCAACCATTGGTAACTTGCCTGAGTATTCATACACTTGGGTATCTGCCAGCGGTCTAAAGAGCAATGGCGCAATGTATTCAGGTCGTCAAGCTCAACGACAAATGATTGTTGCAGCCATGAAATCGGGTATAGATACCAGTTTGGGAGCTCGAGAAGAAACTGCACAATACAATTTGATTGCAGCTACCAGTTATCCTGAACTGATTCCCAACATGATTGCCTTGAGCAATGAGCGTAACAACACCCTGTTTGTGGTTGGTGACACTCCAATGCGCCTGCCAGGCGACGGTAACAGTTTGGTTGAATGGGCTACCAACAACAGTGGTTTGGGCACTGCCACAGGTGATGGCCAAGCGGCTACCAGCAACTATGCTGCCACATTCTACCCCAGCTGCCAGACCACAGACCTCAGTGGTAACACAGTGGTCACTGCTCCAAGTCACATGATGATGCGTACAATTATTCGCAGCGACTCTGTGAGCTACCCATGGTTGGCTCCAGCAGGCACACGTCGTGGTGTTGTTGACAACGCTTTACAACTGGGCTACATTGACAGTGCCACTGGTGAGTTTGTGTCACTGAGCGTGAACCAAGCCCTGCGCGATATTTTGTACCTAAACAATGTTAACCCAATCACTTTTGTCAACGGTGTGGGTATTACAAACTTTGGTAACAAGACATCTACTACAACAACCACTGCGTTGGATCGTATCAATGTGGCACGTTTGGTAGCATTCATGCGTGGACGCCTAGAAGAAATTGGCAAACTGTACCTGTTTGAACCCAATGACCAAATCACTCGAAATGAAATTACCAACACTATCAACAGCTTGATGGTAGACTTGGTTGCAAAACGTGCATTGTACGATTACTTGGTTGTGTGCGATCTGAGCAACAACACTCCGGCCCGCATTGATGCCAATGAATTGTGGGTTGACGTGGCCATTGAACCAGTGAAGGCAGTGGAGTTTATCTACATACCGCTGCGTATCAAGAACACTGGAGAGATTGCAGGAGGCGCATAAAAAGTAGGGCTCCGGCCCTATTTTTTGACTCGTGTCACAGGTAAATAAACATAGGAGATACACATGCCAAGTTCATCACTAAACAAAATGACAGTACCGCTTGCCAGCGATCAAAGTGCAAGCACACAAGGTCTGTTGATGCCCAAACTGAGATATCGCTTCCGAGTGATGTTTGAAAATCTGGGCGTATCAACACCGACCACTGAGTTGACCAAACAGGTTGTGAGTTTTTCAAGACCCAATCTCACATTTGAAGAAATTTCTTTGCCAATCTACAATTCCACATTGAAACTGGCTGGACGTCACAGTTGGGCAGATGTACAAACTGAAATTCGTGACGATGCATCAGGCAATGTCAGCAAGCTGATTGGCGAACAGTTGCAAAAACAGATGGACTTTTTGGAAATGAGTTCAGCTGCATCAGGTATTGACTACAAGTTTTTGACCAAGTTTGAAATTCTTGATGGCGGCAACGGTGCCAATGAACCCATTGTGTTGGAGTCATGGGAACTGTATGGTTGCTATCTCAAAGCCGCAGACTACGGTCCAATGAACTACGGCACCAATGAACCAGTGGCAATCACACTGACCATTGCTTACGACAACGCTAACCAAGGCAATCAAGGTGGCGGCGGTATTGGTGGTGTTATTGGCCGCACAGTCAACGACGTTGTAACAGGCATAGGCCAAGGCGCCTAATAAGGCGTAGGCCATGTCCAGTTTTGGTCAAGACTTTCTCAAAGGTTTCACGGCCACGGCCAGCTTGCGTGATTACACTCACGCAAGCAAAACCTTTCGCACCAACGCATACGAATTAAAACCTCGATTCAAATTTCTATTTCATGTAGTTTTTACTGTGAACTACAATGAAATACAATCTTTAAAAAGTACTAAAATTTTCAATCCTGAAAATATCTACAATCTTAGCCTAGCAGTAAAAACCATTGACTTGCCAAAATTCAGCATAGATACCGAAACTCTGAATCAATACAATCGTAAGCGTGTTATACAGACCAAGATTAACTATGAACCTGTGACCATAA